CTAAAGAGTCGCAAGAATTTAGAGCAATACAGTGGTTCAAATACGGCTCTTTTTGTCCATATCTTACAAAAGTAGAACCAATGAACGTGACCTTATCACCTTCTAATGCCGGAAAATTGTTACGCAGTGATAAGATGAGTTCATTAATCTTGCCTTCACGATCAAATTTCTTGTCACTCAAAATATCTACAATAGTAGATTGCTTGTTTTTGTAAGATTCAGCACTCTTCATAATCGTGTAGTATTTTGGCTGTTCAGTTTCTTCTTCTACTTGTTCACCATCTGAGTCAGAATCTGCGCCTTCTTCTCCTTCTTCTTTTTCCTCTTTTTCCTTTGTTTCCTTAGTTATAAATGCTTTATTTGCGTTTTCAAAAAGTGATTCAATTAAATGTTCTTCATTGTTTGTATTTGTATTTCTATCTCTAATCTTGGTCTTCAACCATTCTTCAATCTTTGGCTCCAACTCGGCGCCTGTCAATGGACTACCCTTTGGATAAACTAGATCTATTTGCGGCATTGGACTTGCTGATTGATTGAACGCGGTTTTAATTATATTTGATAAAGTTGTCTTACATACTTCGGTAGTATATTTGTCAAAATAATCCACAATATTTGTTGCTAGTTTTTTGTAAGATTTGATTGGAACTGGAAAATCACCGTGACTACTACTGGCCTCAATATCAAAACTCATAATCTTGTAAGGCACACGAGATTCCTTATCATTAAGAGGAATGATACTCTTGTAACCAATTGTAAATTCGTAGTCGCAGCTAGTCGTTTTTAAAGAACCCTTGATTTCAAGGGTCTTTTTACAAGGCAATGCGATCCAACCGGATGGACTGATCTCACGCAAATGGAAGAACCTAAGAAGAGGCGGAATGTTGGCTTCATAGAGCTCCACGTGACAGTCCTTAAACCAGAGACCTTGTGGTAACAAAACGCGCTCCTTTTCTCCGTCGTCGTTGATATTGTCCTTGTACCAGAAATTCTTGACTTTGTTATAAGTAGGCACATTAGCAAACTTGATTTGAATGAACCGGTGCAGCTTGCCAGCGTCAAATTCGTATAATTTCTTTTTTTCAATTAATTTACATTCTACAATAGAATTCTCGTAATACTTGCCGACTTTCGCTTTCAAATGCGCAACGAATTGATCCTTTATAGTTTTGGTCCATTTGTCGCCAACTTTCAAGAAGAAGAATGGCTCATAATCTTCTACTAATATGGATGCTTTTTGTCCTTCTTCATTTATTCCAAACATTTGGATCGCAAAGGTGGCGTTGTCTTTATTGAATGAACTGGAACCGTCCTCGTCTTCATCACTTGATTGATGTTGACTCTTATTATTGTACACGTTAAATTCAAATAACTTGAAAGTTCTGTCTAAAGCTTGTGATGATGTCATTTTATTGTTGTATTTATAATTACTATTTCTTTGTTTATTTTTAATTCAATTTTATTGGCTATTAATTAAATTTTATATTGAATATTTAATTAATTCTTTACTTTTTTAGTTCTTGTTAAACGCAGCGCTAAACGCAGAAACTCATATACATTTGGTTACCCTTTGTAACTAAGCATTTTTTGGTTCTAGGCTTTCTTGGTCTTTTTACTTTGGACTCTTTATTTGTTTTCCTGTTGTGTTTTGTTTTTCCACCACCCCTTGTTTTGTGTGGTGTAAAACCGAATAATGCGCCACCTGGGATGCCATAGTTATTATTATCGTCACTATAATTACCCCTAACAATATTATGCTTAGCTAAAGGTGTATTATTATAACGTTGACTAGTCAAAGCGTTAGGTAGAACACCTACTCCTAACCCGGCTACACCACCTAGTGTATTTGCGTGTCTATCATATGTTTTGACTCCTTTGTTAATTACATCATTAAAACCAGACATTTTTCCCAATAAACTTTGTTGTCTTGCAACGTTTCCAAATTCTGTTGTAAAATTGGTCGCATCAGTTCTCGCCTTATTAAAATTATCGGCTTCATTATTTGCTATGCCGGCAGCATTATTTATTTGGCCGACTGCATTATTAAAATTACCGGCTGCATTATTTATTTGGCCGGCAACATTATCTACTCTGGCGGCTACACCTGGCAAATATTTAGAAGTTAAATTTCCAAGTGTAGAACTTAATTTTTTAATATTACTATGTTGCTGTTGCTGTTGCTGTTGCGGTTGCTGTTGCGGTTGTCGCTGACCAGGACCAATTGGCGGCGCCGTTGGTAATATACTATTAGAGACGAGATTAGCTTCTGGAATAACATTATTTTTAGGGTCTGAATTAACATGATCTAATTGATCAAGTAGTTTAGCCTGAGCCATTGGAACATTACTAAGTATATCACCATCACCTAAGACACCACTAATTAATTCTTTACCATCTAAGGCATTACCAAGCAAAGCGTTACCTTTATCAGCAAGTAAAGCTTTAGGATCGGGCATCCCTGGAATCATACCTAAAGAACCACCTAGGTTACCTGACGCTTTATCTTCAGCAGTCTGTAATGCTTTTGACATAGCTCCTGGAGTTATTCTTCCAACCCACATTACTGTACCAATACATCCACATAGAGCAAAAACATAAGCACCAACTATTGCAGCTATACCTCCGGAAGACAAATCACTCATATTTTATTTACTATATATTAAACATATTAAATCTTTTATAGTTTATTTATATTTCTTTCGCCGAGTCCTGCCGCCGTTCATATTCAAATAATTTTGACTAATCTTTCGCTTATTATGAACAAGTTTACGGCTTTTAATAAGTTTTTTAGAAGGTTTTCTTCTATGTCTTTTATTTGTCTCTTTCAAGTTTGACACAACTTCTATTTTTGAAACGTGACTTTCAATCCAATTCATAAAACAATCCACATCACGTCGTTTATCATTAATGGAACTGTCTTCGTAATTCTCTATTTTGTTACCTGAAACGTAGAGTATTGTCGGAAAAGCATTAGGTTGCTTAATCTTATGAATCAAGTGAGAAAAATCTTTGTTTACATCGGCAACAACGAATTTATACGGTTTTTTCTTGCCATATCGTCCTCCTAAAGTATGTTCCAATTTTGCCCATTCAGGTCTAGCAGCGTTACAAGGGACACATCCTGCCATATATATTAGCATAAACACGTCAGTGCCGTTATCTATATATGTATTTAATTCAGCCGCTTTCGCAGCATTATTTACGTGTTCCGCAAACATTCCTTATAATATAACATAAGCAAATAATTCCTTCAACCTTTTCCGCTTCGCTTATAAAAGGTTCACGAAGTAAAGAGCCAAACCTTAAATGTGTTATATAGTAAAGAAATAGTGTAAATTTAATTTATTTAAGTTATAGTTTACATTGTTTGACTCTTACTTCGTTGAACCTTTATAAGCGAAGCGGAAAAGGTGGAATTTATAATATATATTATATATAATTATGACAACAAGCAATTCAATATTAACATTATTAATAATAACGGTTTTTTTAGGCAGTTTGTATTTCTACTTAAATTATGACGCATCTAAATTGTATGTTAGAGAAGGTTTAACCACAATGACTGGTGATAATCGTTGTCCAAACATTTTGATCCAAAAGGGTCCCAAGTATTATTTATACAATTCCAATGTTGCCCAAGTTCCCGGAGTGAATCCGATTGAGTTCAATAATTTAGAAGAATATACGGAGTTCTTGGATTGGCAGCGTGGTGCCGGAATTCGCTGCCCCGTTTTATATGTCCAGAACACATATGACATACAGGGCAACCGAGTTTACAAAGTGAGACCTAGTGCGACTGAACCGCAAGGTGGCTTACCTCCTACTACACCCGTTCCTCTTCCTCTCAAATTCACACCGCTCGTTGACGCAACTCAAGCAGATGGTGCTTACAATAAGAATGGCTATCCGGCATTTGATCAATCGTCATATTATGTAGGCACACTAACACCATTAGATCAGATTAAGAACTCTGATGCGAATATGTTATACAGTGATAATCCAATGGATCCTAATTGGGGTGGTGCTAAATATACTGATGCTTTATTAGACGCGGGTTATTACAAGGACAATGAGGTGAGTATTTATACTCCTTAATTAATAATAAACTAACAAATACAAATACAAATACAAATACAAAATAATAAATAATAAATTACTGTTTATTATTTACTACAGTCACTTCGTTTTTACTTCGTTTTTACTTCGTTTTACCTAAGTTTGCGACTACATCATTTAGCGAATTTTTTGATGAATACAATGTGTTCAATTCCCCCAATTTGCCCATAATAACATCCGGTTCATCATCAGGATAAATGGAGTTCATTTTAACAACCATCATCTTATTAATAATGTCGTGTAATGTCACAGCTGTCTGCTCATAATTTTTCTTATATTCAGCATTGCTAGCAAGCACTTTGTTGCCAAGCGCTTCGTGAGTCTCTGTTAATTTATCTAAGTGATCCTTTGACTTGCTAGCCAAGGTGTCCTTACCTTCAGAAGAAGTGGATTCCATATTTGTCATACCTTCCTTATTTTTGCGCTTTTTGGAAAAAAAGTCGCGCACCATTAATATAATTAATACAATACCAAACAGTCCTAAATACATAAAATAATCCTCCTTCATTTATATATATTAGTTTTTATTTCCTAGATATTTTACAATAGTGGCGATTGTTGTTTTGCTTATTTTTCTTGATTTTCCGTTAGCATCTGTTGTGCTAATACCATTTAAGCAGTCCGGATCCTCTTGAAGACATTTAACAAGGTTTGGTAGGTATTTGTATTTTTCCATAATTGTTAGTGCGGTTACTGAACTGATGCCGGGAATTTGGCACAGCATAATTTCGCCAATGTTTTCCTCTGTTATATTATCTTTCTTAACCTTTTTAATTACGGAACAATAATCTTTGGCTTCCGAATGTACTGAAGTTGACGGTTCCATAAGTCCCGGTTCTAAATGTCCCATTTCCGAAGGTCCAGATTCCGAATGTGCCGAAGGTCCAGATTCTGAAGTAATTGCTTTCTGACTAAAATACGGCGCTTTATTAGGATCCTTACCAATCTTATAGGCCATATTACAGACAATAAACGCGGTCTCGTCCATACTTGTAGAACGCATCAAAGAAAACCCCTTGTAATAATTGATTGAAAACATCGCCGAGTAAAGCGTTTGCTTATCAATACGTTCCTTAAATGAATTGAATTTTGCTAAATCACCTTCTATTAAATAGACAATATTGTGGTTATGGTGTGGCAGTCCATTGAGACGATATGATTGTTCTTCATAACGCCCGTCTTTTATACTCGCAGCCAAATCAGATAACGATTTGCGTTCCACAATTATATTATCTATTTTTTGATTATCAGAATGATTAGTTGTTATAATAATGTCGCCTAAAGGCAATGGTTCAACTACGATCTTTAAATCTTTGAATGCCGGTACAGCAACTAACAAATCTTCACATCTTTTTATCAATTCACGCTCTCTTGTGTCAATCCTTAGAATCATCATTAATAATGTAATAAGTATCTTATTAAATTATTTTTTGGCAATATACTTAATTGCTAAATACTTTGATCAAAGCGTTTAATATCGCCTAATAGCTCTTAAAGCACTTTGAGAAGGGTTGCTAAAGTTACCAACACAAACCAAACCATATTGGGTATTTACGGCACCAATCAAGCTCGGATTAGACGAGATGAAGTTACCAACGGACGGCGCGAGGCCGGCCTTTTTCGGGCCCCCGCACGTAAAACGATTAACAATTGAAGCAGCATTTCGAGCCATGCGTCCACCTGACATATAAACCATAGTATATAATACAAAAATATTATTATTTTATAAAAACAAAAATTAGTCTAAATATTTGAAAATAAACCCACCAGCAGTTTTTTGATTATTAGATAAAACTTCCTTAATTGTTTTTATACCTAATTCTTTTTTTGCTTCCACAATGGATCCAAATTCCTTAATTTTATTCATTTCTAAATCATATTGCGCAATCTTTCTATTATAATATTTAATAAAACCAGATTTATGATTATGTATATTATTTCCTTTAATAGTCGTCCATTCTAAATTGGCTGCTATATTGTTTAATTTATTTCCATCAATATGATTGACTACATTGTTTATATCAGGTTCCAAATTTTCAATAAATGTTGAAGCTATTATTCTATGTAACGCATATTTATTTTTGTCTACTCTAACAAAAATGTAACCACTATGATGTGGTTTATAATTATCCATAATAATGCCCTTGTAGTTCTTAAACCTACCTAGATTAGAAACAAAATAGTTGTCAAATGTTTGTCCATTAATTATAACCTGCTTCCATATTTCTCCTTCTAAATCAGTATACTTATATACAGACCATTTATACCCGAATGATGATTTATATACACCTCTGGACGCACAACTAATACCATTTTTAACAGTATCTATACATAAATTGTTACTATTATCAACAATCCATTGTGCTGCTAAATAAATGGAATCATATAACTCTAATTTTTCATCCGTATTTACATCAATGCGCCAAACCCTCACTTGTTGATTTGTTTTTTGTGCTACATTTGTGCTTCTGTGAATATTGTTTTCAGAAGCAGTAGACCATTCTAAATTAGAAACAATATTATTAGATCTATTTTTATCTTTATGATTTACTTGTGGTTTATTTTCAGGATTATCTATAAATGCTAAAGCAACTAATCTATGAACTGGATAAGTTTTAATAATACTGTTTTTAGAAAGTCCTGTAAATATATATCCACCCCTGTTGGTAAGTTTCAATATCCGACAAGTATTACTATTACGTACATTGCCTAAAGAACTAATTTCGTAATTATCGTAGTCATTAATATGCGTCCATACTTCTTTGTCCTCCATAGGTTGGCAGCTATATAATACTGCGATTTTTCTCTAAGTTGTTTTTACAATAAACGCTATAAAACATATTCTATATTACATTCTAAACCTACTTAAAGAAAACTGACCATATTACAGTATAAAATGGCTGCTGATTCAAAACTAGATGACGATATTATCAAGACCGAGGATGGTCTCATTTTCAATCCCTATAATTCATTGAACACTGAGATTACATTGAACGATGTTCAATCTATTCTTACGCGATATGGATTGCCTACTAAAGTCCATAATATGGAGTTTTACAGGCGCGCCTTTGTACACCGGTCTTACACCAAGCGCCCGCATTTTGAGAATTTACAACAGAATATTACCATTGTTGAAAAACCAGCGGATTGTCTTCCTTTAAGCAGCAAGTCAAATGAACGCTTGGAATATATTGGTGACGGTGTTTTAGAGCTGACTACAAAATACGAATTATATCGGCGCTTTCCTAAAGAAGACGAGGGCTTTATGACGGAGAAGAAAATTGCGATTGTGAAGAATGAGAATATTGGAAAGATTGCTTACGAGATGGGACTACATAAGTGGCTAATTATTTCTAGGAACGCAGAGGAGAAGAAGATCCGAACTAATCTGAAGAAATTGGGCTGCTTGTTTGAAGCATTTGTCGGCGCATTGTTCCACGATTACAACAAGATGGGAATTAAAGACGACGAAGGATGGTTTAACAATTTCTTTTCTTGTGGTCCTGGTTTCCAAATGGCACAGAAATTCATTGAGAATGTATTTAAGAAACACGTGAACTGGACTGAATTGATCCAAAATGATGATAATTACAAGAACATATTACAAGTTAAGATCCAGAAAGAATTCAAAGTGACACCGCACTATGTGGAAATATCTCACGATGTAGATGAAGGATATAAAATGGGAGTGTATTTGTGCCTGGGTCAAGCGATACATAATGCGAATATGATGACTGCTATTAAAATCACTGAAATAAAAACATTCAAAGCAATTCAAGAGAATTATACAAAGAATGGCAAGATATTTGTATTTATGGGTTCAGGTCAACACAAGATCAAGAGAAAAGCAGAGCAGATGGCGTGTATGGAAGCAATTGAATTCATTAAATTGAATAATGATTTAGGAATAGAAACAATGACACCAGATATAAAGGAGAGCGAACGGTATGAGGATGATAGTGAATAATCCTTCCACCTTTTGTCCACCTTTTAAAAGGTGGAGCCAAACAAACTAAATAAAAACTCAAATGGACCAAATTAGTAAATATAAACAACCCTAATGGGTTTTGGCTCCACCTTTCTTAAAGGTGGAAAAGGTGGAAAACAAAGTTATAATTTTAAAATTTATATATTGAAATTATATAAGCGATGAAACCTTTAGAAAGATTAAAAACAATGTTAGAAAAAAAAGATTCAGTAGGTCCAAACAATGGGTTTAAGGTTATATTAACTTCAAAACAAGAATCGGCGCAACCATTAACTGTTGTTTTGGAAGATGATACGGGTGTAAAAGCTGTAGAATATTTGAAGGGACTACAGCAGCGGAATATAACAAAAGTATCGGCAAAATTTCCTGCTCCTAAAGTTTCAATTATGGAAGCAAAAGCACCTATTATTAGTGTATCTAAGAAGCCAAGTATTGAAAAACTTAAAGGCAAAGTTGGACTACAAGAGGAAGGAGAACAAGTTGAAATGGTTCCTCAAGGTGGACCTAGATTGGAAACAGGACCTAAACCTAAAGAAGCAGTAGAAGAGCAAGCAGTCGCAGTCGCAGTAGTTAAACCCAAGACTGTTAATAAACGCATCCCCAGAAATGTTATTCCACTAGGTCCTGAAGCGAATATGGTTTTTGGCGACACTTCTTTAAAAGAACGTCTGCCGCCACCACCCGAATACGACATTGCCGCCTCTAGTTACTATATGAATAACCGTGAAGTGTTTGTCAATTTCATTAATGGACTATTCAATGAATACAAAGAGGACCTTCAAGACGAGAGCAAGAATATATCTTGTGAAGACATTGGCAAAGACACTGGTACAATTGGCCTGCTTACTCATCAGAAAATTGTCCGAGATTATATCAACTTGTATAGTCCATATAGAGGTTTGCTATTGTTTCACGGTTTAGGCTCAGGAAAAACGTGTAGTTCTATTGCGATTGCCGAAGGCATTAAGAGCGGTGGCAAACAAGTCATTATTATGACACCCGCTTCTCTTCAGCGCAATTATTTAGAGGAAATCAAGAAATGCGGTGATCTCATTTACAGAAAAAATCAATTTTGGGAATGGATTTCAATTGATGACAATGTATCTAATGCGAATGCTTTGTCTGCTGTGCTTGGTTTCAAAACGGTTGATTATATAAGGCGAAAACGAGGTGCTTGGTTAACCAATGTAAAGAAGCCATCTAATTATGCTCAGTTGTCTACTACAGATAAGAAAAGTCTGAATGATCAAATTGATGAGATGATACGACAGAAGTATCGTTTTATTAATTACAACGGTTTGCGCCGAGATAGTTTCAAGATGATGACGGATGATTTCAAAAATAACATATTTGACAATTCAGTTGTCGTGATTGATGAAGCACACAACTTGATCAGTAGAATTGTCAATAAAATCAACAAATCAAGCAAATTTGGCCAACGGAAAAAGAACGACACGAATACACTCGCAGCTGAGCCGCTCGCAATCCAGATCTATGACTATTTGATGCGCGCTGAGAATTGCCGTATTGTATTGCTAACTGGAACACCTATTATTAACTATCCTAATGAGATTGCTGTATTATTCAATATTTTGAGAGGCTATATAAAGACGTGGAATTTACAATTGAATATTGAAACAAGTTTAAAAGTTTCAAAGGACACAATTATGGGTTATTTGTCTAATAATAAAAATATGGATTATATTGATTACAGTCCAAGTTCAAAGATTTTAACCATAACCAGGAACCCATTTGGCTTTGAGAGTCTTATTACGGAAAAAAGTGGCTATCAAGGTGTAACCAATGAAAAGAAGGAGCGAAAAGATAAAGTTAGTGGTAAGGTTACTTTGAGCGATCGGGGGACAATCAGTGATGCTGATTATATAAAAGAAGTTGTTTATACTCTTTCTAAAAAAAGTGATGGTGGTATTACAGTCAACAGCTCAGTCAATGGCATTCCATATGAAGTATATACTGCGTTGCCTGACACATTTGATGAGTTCTCAAACTTATTTATTGACAACAAAACTGGTAATATTATTAATGTTGAAAAATTCAAAAAGAGAATACTTGGTCTTACGTCTTATTTCAGAAGTGCTCAAGAGGAATTGTTACCACGTTATGATAAAGCGTTTGATAAGCATCCAATTTTTATTCCTATGAGTGACTATCAATTTAGTAAATATGAGGAATATAGACAAGAGGAGAGAAAATCGGAAAAGGTCAAAAAAGGGCCAAAAAATACTATTGACAAGGATGGCACATTTAAGGAACCAACATCTACATATCGTATCTTTTCACGTTTGGTATGTAATTTTGCGATGCCTACACCACCCGGACGGCCTATTCCTAAGCAATTTAGGAAAATGACTTTTAAGGAAGTTAAGGATGGTCCTGACGGTGATGTAGAAAATGATACTTTGATAGGAAACAAACCAATAAATGTTGAAAAAGATGTAGTACCTCCTCCTGTCAAAGAAACAATTGCTGAAAAAGGTAAAAAAGTTTTGGAAAAGGTTCTTGCGAAAGCTGATGCGAAAGCTGATACGAAAGCTAAAAAGGAATTAGAAAGAGCTCAGAAGGCTTTAGAAAAAGCAGATGAAAAGGCTCAAAAAGCTCAAGCAAAAGCAGAAGAGAAAGAACGAAAGGCTCTAGAGAAAGCATTAGCAAAAGCGGAAGCAAAGAAGTCTAAAAAAGGTGGCGGTGGTTCTGACGATGAAGGAGAAAATGTAATTTGGAGTGGTGACGAAGATTCCGATTCTGACGCAGATGAATTAGCAGGAGAAGAAGCAGAAGAAAAGGAAATTGATGATCAAAAAGAAGGAGGCGATGATTTTATTGAAATTGAAGGCATTAAAGATGTTGACGCAAAACAAAGAGATGTTGATGAATTGGAAGGCGACGAAATATTAGACTCATATGGAGACGTTGAATATAAAACTGCTATTGCCCAAGCATATGCTGTAATTAAAAAATACAAATCAGATTTCTTGTCACCCGAGAAACTAGAAATATACAGTCCAAAATTTTTGCGAATGTTACAGAACATTGAGGATCCGGATCACAGAGGTTTACATCTGGTTTACAGTCAGTTCCGTTCTATGGAAGGTATTGGCATTTTTGCGCTCGTTTTAGAAGCAAATGGATTCGCGCATTTCAAGATTAAGAAGACGGGTATTGACAGCTGGGAACTAAATATGAGCGAGGAGGATATGGGCAAGCCAGCCTATGCACTGTATACTGGAACAGAAGATGCCGAGGAACGTGAAATTATTCGTAATATTTATAACGGAATGTGGGACAATATCCCAAATAATATTGCTGAGCAATTGAGGCGCAGAAGTGCCAATAATAACTTGGGTGAGATTATCAAGGTCTTAATGATTACGTCTGCTGGTTCTGAAGGCATCAACTTGCGTAACACGCGATATGTCCATATTATGGAGCCGTATTGGCATCCAGTACGATCAGAGCAGGTTATTGGACGTGCTCGTCGTATTTGTAGTCACAAGGACTTGCCAATAGAACTCCAAACCGTAGAAGTGTTTATTTATATTATGGTTTTTACACAGAAACAGCTGGATAGTGATAATGCGATTGAATTGCGCATTAGCCCAACGGATAGAGGAAAGATTTCTCCTTATCCAATTCAGACTTCAGATGAGAAACTGTTTGAAATCTCTAATATCAAGGAGCGTCTGTCGGCGCAGTTGCTAACTGGAATCAAGGAGGCGTCCATTGATTGCGCAACGTATACTAAATCAAATACAAAAGAGGGACTTGTTTGCTTGTCATTTGGAAAGCCAAGCACTACAGATTTTTCTTACAATCCGGATCTATTTAAGGACGAGAATGACACAGTTGCGGCGGCAAATCGTATTACAATTGACTGGGAAGCAAGACCATTTACCGACAAATATGGCAAACAATATATGATGCGGGTTGACACTCAGCAGATCTATGATTATGACAGTGTAATACAAGCTCTTAAAGTGCCGGGTGTGCGACCAGTATTGTTAGGTAAGCTGGTTAAGAACCGCGAAGGCAATTTTGAGATTATTCGGGATAAACCTTAAGAACCAACCAATTCGGAATTTATTATATTATATTTTTATAAAGTGATAATATAATACTTATGGATAAAACAGAAGAAAGCTTAGTTGATGAAATTTGGAATTGTGAAATACCAACTATATCGTTTATAAGAATAGGACAATCTCTTTATATGCCTGGAGAAATTGATAAAGAAGAACCAAAAGTAATTCCTAAGCGCAATCTACTTAACATTTTGTCAAAAAATAAATCTTCAATTGTTAAAGGAAAAAATGATAAGAAAAAATAAGATTAATTGTCTTGCTTTATATTTCTTGACAACTCGGATATCATTGTAAACAGTGTGTCAATTTTCTTATTCATATCATTTATTTGTATTTGTATATTTGGATCGGAGTTTTTTTCTGGTTTTGATTCTGGAATTTTTTTCAATTTGTTGAATATGTTAGTTGGTATACTTATAGTCTCTTTAAAATCAGATTCTGTGTATTCGTCAATTGTCAAAGTCATATTATTGTTTTCATTGAATGAAACTTTTTTTATAGAAGATGGTAGTTCTGGTTCTAAAACATTCACATATTTCTGTTTTCTTTGACTAGTGTCATTTTGAATTTGTTGCTGCTGTTGTTTTTCAGTTCTTAGTGACGTATTGTTAGACTTCAACCATTCATCTGTATTTTGTCCTGTATTTGTATTTTGGTTTGTATTCATATTTGTATTAATTTGCTCAATATCAAAATTGCGCTTGGCAATTGTCTCGGCAATGAGTGCTTCCATTTCTTTGATCTTACTATTTTCAGCCTTGTCTGAGAAATCCAGTTCCTTAGGTTTCTTAACTGCTACTAAGCTTTCAAAATCATTACGTCTTTGGTTCACTTGTGTTTCAAATTCACTTTGCCTTGCGCTATGTATATCTTCAACCTTATATGGCTCAGTACTAACAATTTCATCACTAATATTTATTAGTTTAACTGGCGGCTGTTGATTTATATTTGGAAACAGACGATTCACAGCTGCGACTATTTGCGTCAAAAATATTTTATTCAAATTCATTAATCCAGAATTAGGATTTGCTCTTGCTAAAAAAGGATTTATATTGCTTTCAAATACAGAGCGGATGTTGGTTACTATTGATGTATTCTGTTGATTTATATTCAGCTCATCTAACAAGATTTCCCAAAGCATATTGATATTTTTCACCGTTTTAAATTGCTGTAAATTATTCATTTTGTTAGTTTATATAGAATAATAACGTACTATTTTTTTAAACTTGTTTACTTATTTTACTTATTTTACTTATTTTACACAGATGTAATATTTTTTACAAGGATTTCAATATCCTTTTTTGACTTCTTATGTAACTGTGAAGACAGTTTTTTGGAAAAATTCGTTACGAATAATTTATCCTGTTTATGTTTTAATACTCGGATTTCAAATAAATGTATTGCTGCTTTAAGCGCTGCCAAATAATTCATATTGTTTTTATACATAGAATACATAATACACCTATCAATATCATATGCCGCCAACAAATCAGATTCTCTCACAATATTATACGCTAATTGATATTCTCCTAGTAATGGGAAACCATTTTTCTTCACAGTGGAATATGACATGGTTGTAATAATTTGAAATATTATATCTAGTTTTTCTGATTTTATATAAGGCTCCATTTGATCACGTATTTCTTTTATCCCAAGTTCTTCTGAGACATATTTTTTGTCTATTGTGTCGTGAAGAATTGCCGCAAGTACAATAATATCTTTTTGCTGTTCCAAATAAGGATTCATAATTATTTCATCTTCATATATTCTTAGAGCAAAATTATATACTTCCATGCTGTGCTTTAACGAGTGTGACTCATCAATATTAAATTTCTTACACAGTACCATCACCAAATCAAATGCTTTTACTATTAATGCTTCCATATTATTATTTTATTATATTATTATTTTATTATTATTTTATTATTATATTATTATATTATTATTAATAAAAAAGATTTCAATTTTATTATTAATTTATATTTATATTTATATTTATATTTATATTTATAAATCCTCATTATAAAACACCTTTCTAAATTGTTCCATATATTTGTCCTTCATAATATGCGTCTTTAAATAATGCGTTGTAATTTTGTCTTCTAACATATGGATTATAAAGTATAATGAATAAATACCGCATTCGGTGTTTTGATATTGATGTTCAACTGGATAATTCTGGTCAAATTTGAAATTGATGCGACTGTTACCTGGCAGTGAATGGCCTTGATCGGTAACCATCTTGACAAACTTTAAAACTTGTTTTGGCGCCTTATCTCCGGCACTGTCAAAGAAGAAGATTTCACCCTTTTTAATATTTATAAACATAGATATCCAATGTTCGCCGCCTTTGGTATGAGGATCCGTGTTAAACACAATACCTATTTTAGTTTTTCCCTTTTTAATCTGTTCTGCTAAATTGAAGTGACATAATTCTTCCCAGACACATTCGCCATATAATTGATGTGTATCATAATCAATTGGTGACGGCCCAATAAAGTCAAAACAAGAATATGTCTTTTCATATTGATTCATTACTTCAATAATATCAATACTAGACAACCATTGGTTTGGATTCTTTTTCCATTTTTCAGGTGATTCGGGAGAAAACGAATCTAACAATTCTTTCTCCATTTTTGTTCCTTTTGTCATTTGACGAACCCAACACGACTCTTTGTTACAAATGTTGGCGTAATAATTCTTAAGCATATTCCAGATTTCTTTGGAATCATTTGTTGTAATTGGCTTGTCTGGATGTCTTGCGTTCCACATATTTCTCAACTTATGAAGATCGTTGTCAGTGTAACAAGTATATTCGTTTACTTCATTCTTTCCTTTTGGACTGCAATTTAACTTTACAAATGGCTTAATATTTGCTTCTTTTGCCTGTTTTGATTCAATTATCTTATAACTTTTATTACTTTTATTACTTTTATGTTTATTTCTATGTTTTCTTCTTCTTGTATTTGTTTTCTTATTTTTTATTCTTCTTGATCTCATATACATTAGTGATATTTTTCTTTTATACAAGATTTTGATTTTTCTTTTGCTTTTGATTTTGCTTTTGGTATTTAACTTTTGTAAACCAATCCAATGGCAATTTATTTATGTCTTCTACACCTTCTGAATGGGATGGTTTGGTTGTTTTTTTGTATATGCGTTGCGGTTTTACCTCTAAGCTTGCTTCTAAGGCTTCTTCTTCTTCCTCTTCTTCTAAGTCCTCTGCTTCTAAGTCCTCTTCTTCTAAGTCCTCTTCTTCTAAGTCCTCTTCTTCTAAGTCCTCTTCTTCTAAGTCCTCTTCTTCTAAGTCCTCTTCTTCTAAGTCTTTTTCTGCTTTAGCTTCGTTATCGCTTATGTCATCTTCATTTGACCGATCTCCTTTCAATTTCAAGTAATAGACACTCTTTTCAATAAAATACGTAAAACTATTACGCACATCTTGTAAAAGATCATTCGGAAAATCATCATTTAAACACTTGGTAAATAGTTCGTTAATTTGCTCTTTATATATCTCCTTATCTGACTTCATTTTATCCTGCTCTTTCTGTTTAATTTTGTTATTCAATTTATGTAATTGAGTCTTGCTGATTAAAAAATTCAGTGTAATTTGATTCACAAAGTCGTCTGACATTACTTATATTGTTAGTTTAAATAATTATTTATTTGTTTAACGAATAGATAATTATATTATTTTATTTTTGACTTTGCATTTGAGATTGTATTTGTGATTGTAATTTAGATTGTATTTGTGGTTGCTGACTTTGACTTTGACTTTGACTTTGACTTTGACTTTGACTTTGACTTTGACTTTGATTTTGATTTTGATTTTGATTTTGATTTTGACAAGTGGTTGGCTTGGTCAAGTCTTTTACTTGTTGTCTAGTCGCATTGTTAAAGAGCCCAAATCCAATTGTTTCGGGACTTGGATTCGGATTAAACATATTGAATCTCTCATTCTTAAATAAGTCAGGAAAAGGTTGATCAATTTGCTTATTATTCTGCCACTTGTATTTATACAAATTACTTTGACTGTTCGGCACATAAGTCGCCTGATCACAATTCTGTAGTGCGTAAATTTGACCACGTAAATCGGATTCATGATTCACATTGGAAGCATATCCTGACCACGGACCAAAATCATTCCCCGGATTGAATGTATATGATGGATTGTAAGTAGCCTCCTGTTTCAAAGGCACATTGACCTTCTTTCTTAAGTCAATAATTGGCATTGTTGCGTATTTAGTAGACACTGGTCTAGCATCTAAATAAGGTTGTAGCTGTTGACTGGGGACATTTCGGTTGTATGACCTGTAATTCATTACATTTGCTTTTTGCGATGTGGATCCGTCATTAAAATCAAGCTCATTCATATTTATATATTTAAATATTATTATTTCTTTGATACTTTTTATTCTTTTTATTCTTTTTATTCTTTTTATTCTTTTTCTTTTCTTTATTCGTTAAATATATAAATAAATGTTTTTTTCAAAGGATCTACATAAATTCCAGACACAAATGTTTGATATAATTACAATATTATCCTTTGTATTATATTTTGTAATCGCAATAGGCATCTCATCAAATGCTCCTGAATATTTAGGTACATTACAAGGCTATACCAAATTGTATGTGAGTCTATTTCTAATATGGCGATTCAACCCATTCAGGCGCGTTAAATTCACCGAATTAGATGCTAGAATCGCTTTCAGTGCTGGTATATTCCTACTAACAACCACTGCGTTTGAAAGTATTGCTACTTATTATCTAAATAGTATCAAAAATGTTGTAACTTTTTAAATATTGCGTTTCTTTAATGTCTTGTTTTTTGAATTAACCTTAGAATTATGTTTTATTTGTGTCTTTTTTTTAGCTTGGTCTTTTATTTTCTGTATTGCTTTATTACGTTTATTAAAAAACGCTTGAATATGCTGTAGAATTTTCTTTGAAATCGCCTTGTCTACTGCTAGCTCACCCATATCTTTATCTACATACGTGTAGTTGTATCTTTTCATAAATGCCACAATATACGCCTTCATTGATGTAGGGTCATTATTATTTAGCAGACCACTCGCAATAAATCGGTCTACAATTATTGTAAATGGTAGATCATATTCATAAGGTTTAATATTAACATAAAACACATTGTCTCTACTCATACCAGGGTGATAAACGTCATCAATAAAACATACATCTGTTGTATCGGGAATTTTTGAGCAACGTATAAGATCTGAGTGCGTTTTTGATTCACACGTTCTACAGAGTTCAACGAGTTTACCATTCACCTTGTATGCGCCAATTACCTGATCAAACAAATTAGGACTGGAAACCTTATCTTCAAAATAGGACTTGATTTGAACCGACCACTCATATGGTCCTTGGTTATTCGTATAGATCATTATTTTGTAGCAATGCTTTTCTCTTTTCTTTTCCTTTAAATAGGTTAATATATTTAATATATTTGGTCGCAAAAATTCCGGATATAAATCCAGTGTTTTGTTAAAAAAATCCTGATTTATGTTGAAATCTATTTTATTATCTTTAATATATTTTTTTAATGCGTCCCAAAACATACCAAATTCAGAGAAATAACCTAGGGTTTCGTCTAAATCAAATACTACTATTTTGGGGTTACAGCTCATAATTATTTATATAATATCAGGATATTTAATAATCTTCAAAAAAATAATATTGTGTAATATTAACAATACACAATACCAATGTCTGATGAACTAACAAATGATGAACTAACAAATGAGGACTATATAAATATTTTAACCTACTACAAAATGGATATCCCGAAATCTAAACGGCTCCTCAAGAAGCAGGCAGAAAATCTTATGTCTGAAAAGTTATGTAGGTGTATCAAGAAGGTGAAGAAATCTAACAAAAAAATTACAGAAGGACAAGCAATTGGCATATGTACAAAAATGATCTTCAATAAAAGGGGATTCACTAGAAGTAAATTTAGATGCCGGAAAAATAGGACATTAAAATTTAGACATACTAACAAATAAAATATATCTGATTATTGTAGTTTATACTTTATGTCTTCTAAAACAGATTATTATGATATTATTATCGTTGGAGCAGGGATTGCTGGCCTTTACAGCGCATATAATATACAACAAATGTCACCTAAGACATCATTTATGGTCTTGGAAAAATACAAGAAACAGTGGATTGGTGGTCGGCTCAATAATGAAGAGTTTTATGGCACGACAGTTGTAACTGGTGCCGGAATTGGCCGCAAAGGGAAAGATTATTTGTTAGTTGATCTATTAGACAAGATGAATATAAAGTATAGTGAATTTGATATTAATATGAAATACATTGTTAAGAATCCAGTTTCTATTGTTAAAATTGTAAAGGAACTTAAGCAAGAATACAGACGACAAAATGGTCCAGTTACAACATTTAGGCATTTTGCGAAGGCTTATTTAGGCGACGCTAAGTATAAAGATTTTATTACAAGTGTTGGTTATACTGATTACGAAGATGAAGACGTTTATCAGACACTTTACAAGTACGGAATGGATGATAATTCTTCTGGTTGGACTGGTCTGAGTATTCCTTGGCATCAATTGATTCAAAAATTAGTTCATACAATTGGATCACACCACGTGAAAGCATCTAACAATGTTACTAGCATTATACCTTTATTGAAGAGTGGATTCAGTGGATATGAACTTGAAACTGAAAAGGGGGTCAAATATTACTGCGGAAAAGTGATAATTGCGACGACAATTACTGGAATTCACAAATTGCTACCTCAATATAAGATCTATAATCAAATCAAACCGCAGCCATTTTTGCGCCTGTATGCGAAGTTTCCGAAAGCATCAGCGCTAATTATGCGCGAATTGATACCAACTTATACAATTGTCTCTGGACCTTTACAGAAGATTATTCCAATGTCCCTAGATAAAGGTGTTTATATGATTGCTTATTCGGATAATAAGAGCGCATTGTTGCTAAAGGATCACTTAGAAAACAATGCTACAAATCGTGAATTCTTTTGCGACTTGTTAGAGAAGACATTGGGAATTCCAACTAACACATTACAGATAACTGCTTTACTAAATTTCTATTGGCCCGTTGGTACGCATTATTATCTGCCGTTGGATCACACTTTGCGACGAGACTTCATTAATAAAGCACAGCATCCGATGCCTAATATGCTTGTTGTAGGTGAAGTGGTAGCAGAGAATCAAGGATGGACCGAAGGTGCGTTAGATAGTGTCAAAAAAGTGTTGACAAAGCAGTTTTTACTTACGTAAACGTGAGATATTTTGTTAAATTAATATAATTAACTTAACAAACTTGATTTAATAATTCTTTTTTCCCAAAAACATAGTGATGAATTGATTTGCCGAATAACCTTGTCTGGCATAATACGAATATATACGTCTGCCAGAACCGGCGCCAGCATTGCCACCACCAAAAAGCATAGATCCAAGGGTTATTGGCCCATTGCCCGAAGATAATTTTCTAGTATTAAAACCACCAGAGCTTCCCATTTATATTCTAATACAACATAAAAATATTTTTATACAAGATTTAAGGATTGAAACAAATAATACCCGTGGTATCCAATGGCCGCCATACCAAGCATCATTAACATTTCAAAGAACTTCCTAGATGTGTCTAAACCATTGTAACCAATATATACTAACAAAGGACCAACAAGTAACACGTGAATATAATTAACCCACGCACTTTTACCAAGCATTATCTTCTTGTAACCCAAATAAGCGTGATATACTATTATAAACGCGCCTAAACCTAAAAGAAATGGAAACATCCATTTTGGATTATTTGATGCTTTTATTGCTACATATAGGAACAATGGACCTACTAACAAAATGTGGAATAAACTAACTATTATATACGGATCTAGCTTCATTTATATAAATAAATACAAATAATTGTTTTATATTTTTAGCATATTTTCTATAATATATCCTAAATATATTATAGATGGACTTAAAGGCCTTTAAGTATTCTAATGTTCAACATCATATGACTGGCGGCAAGAAAATGACACACAAAGTCCATATTAAAAATGGTAAGGGATATAAAAGTGTGACACATATTAGACACGGCAATCGCGTCCACCATTCTAGAAAGGCGCTCTCTTCTGATGAAATGGGTCTCATTAAAATTGGTAAATTCATTCCTGGACTATTTAAGGATTTAACTAGTAGTAATAAGAATAAGAATAAGACCAGAAAGCGTTAATTATTCGTCTTCTTCGTCTTCTTCTTCGTCTTCTGATTCGCTTAAATCTTCTTCCTCTTTTAAATTCATATGATTCATATTTGCTCTAGTATTTGATTTTACTTGTTTCTTTGCCTGCTTCTTTTTTTGTTCTTCGGCATCTAAATGATCCAGAGCGCTTATGATAACCATTTCTTGATCCGATAGTTTCTGAAATATGAGTACTTCGTCCATTTTAAATGTGTAATGCCGATGCATAAAATTCTTACAAACAATTATCACATTATCATCTGTTATTTTGATGTCGCAGATTAGTCCACATTGGTTCAGTTGTAAATTATTTGGATTAGTAATTGGAATCCATTTAATAAATGCTCCGTGCTTTAGATCACCAATTTCATCCACATATTTGTAACCTTTTAGCTTTCTTAAATAATTAATTAGCGTCTCTTTATTCAGCATTAATTCTTTCAAAATCTTCAAATTCAATTCCATTAGTTTTCGTGTTGTTAGATTCATAATGTTATCATTATTTACGTTATCTAATGCTTTTGTCAATTTATTCATATCTATTTCATTGTTATTTTTAGCCGTCATAATGTATATATTTAAATAAGTTTAAATATTATTTGAATATATTATAAAATAATGACATTTTGTTCTTGGATTAAACATATTTTTTGTTGTAAATGTTGTAAACCTAAAACTATTTTGGATTTTAAAAATGATCAATATAATGCGATGGCAGATCAAAATGTTACAGTCACATTCAATACTGGATCACCAAACAGTAGTAATGATAATAACAGATATAGTTTGAGCGATGAAATTACTTATAATGATATTTATAGGTAAGAAGACCGCTTCTTTAACAGTCGCTTAACAGTCGAAGACCGCTTCTTTAATAGTCGCTTAACAGTCGAAGACCACTTCTTTTTCAGTCGCTGCGCTTACCATCCACCACCAAATGCCGATCCCCACGCTCCTCCTCCGCCTTCATTTGCCGCCATAACACCACCTCCAAAACCTTCCATACCTGGAGTAGCAGCACCTACCAAAGGTGTATTATCCTGTTGATACATATTGTTGTAATCTTGTTGCGGCTGTTGCTGTCCCGATGGAAGTGAACTAATTGATGTAGTACCCGGTGAAGACATCATAGGAATATTTGTTATAGCACTTTGTCCCTGCGAAATGGGTTGAGAAACTTTCACATTACCCTGACCCTTCTTTGCTTTCTTTTTAGTATCCTTTGGTCCCTCCCACAATTCCATTACTCGGTCAACAATAATACTAACTTTCTCACCCAATTTGGTCTGAAGACTGAGAATGATCACCAACATTGCTAAAATAATATTGGTAACATCAAAATTCGCATATTTGGATCCACTGTATGTAGGGATAAATGTAATAATTCGGTGGATAATGAGTATTCCTAAAAACATAATAAAAACTTGACCAATAATTTCTGCTACAATTTCAACATTGCCCTTATCATCATCAGCCTCGGGCACAAATCGCTGCATCGCCTTGTTTAGAATAACAACTGGCAGAAGTGCGATTGCCGCATATTGGACAATATTTAACATATCATTTTTAGAGTCATCATTAAAATTAAATACGTGCTTAAAGAACCCCGGTTTTCCATTTGTTGACTTTGTTAATTCTTCTAAACTTTCCATATTCCTTATATAGGGTATAATAAGAAATAAAAAGATTTATTATTAGGTAAAATCTTTTTATTGGTCTAAAATCTTTTTTATTGAATGGTGTAAGAAAAGGATTTTCTTGAAAAACAAGTTAAAAATAATATTTTAACTAATTTACAAATCAATGGACACAAACAAAGAAGAGCAGCAATACCTAGATCTGATCAAAGACATTTTAGCAAGAGGTACTTGGGAGGAAGGTCGTAATGGCAAAACTAAGAGTATCTTTGGACACACAATGCGTTTTTCCCTTGCAAATGGTCAAATTCCAATTTTAACCACTAAGAAGACCGCTTGGAAGACCTGTCTTAAAGAATTATTATGGTTTGTTCGTGGTGAAACGGACAATAAATTGTTAAAAGCTCAAGGTGTTCATATTTGGGATAGCAATTCTACTCGGGAGTTTTTGGATTCAAGAGGACTACAACATTACGAGGAGGACGAGTTGGGGCCGATTTACGGAAGACAATGGCGGCATTTTAATGCGCCTTATATTACCAATAAGGATAAGAAGTTTGCTGAGGGTTTGCCTGAAAATGAGCAAGCTTATTACAATGTAAAGGGTGGAGTTGACCAATTACAACAAATTATTGATGCGTTAAAAGATCCCGCACAGCGAACGAGTCGTCGCCTAGTAATGACTGCGTGGAATCCTTGCCAATTAGAACAAATGGCGCTACCACCTTGCCACGTTATGTGCCAATTTAACGTCCACGATGGGAACCAGTTATCGTGTGCGATGTATCAACGCAGCAACGATGAAGCCTGCGGGACAAGTTTTAATATAGCTTCTTATAGTTTTCTTACTCATCTTTTAGCAAAACATTGCGGACTAGAAGCATATGAGTTTGTATATTTAAAAGGAAATTGTCATATTTATGAAGAACATGTAGATGGATTGAAATTACAAATTACAAGAGAGCCATATCCGTTTCCAACAGTTTCAATTAAGCAAATTAGAGATAATATTAATGATTATCAAGTGGATGATTTTATTTTAGAAAACTATCAACATCACGATCCTATAAAATTTCAGATGGTTGCGTAGTAGTTTCTTCTATGTCAACATATTTATAATTATTAAATTTTGGATTCTTTGAATTAAGTCGCCATAAAATAGTTGGAGTGGGTATATTTAATTGTCTTGATGCTTCAGTGATAGAAATATATATTTTTTCATCAATTAAAATTTTAATTATATTTGGAGGCAATCTTCCCTTGCTCTTTTCTTTAATTTTTTTAATTGTTTCTTCTGAATGATGTTTTCCATAAAATGGATTTTTCTCTCCAATTTTTAATTTCGCATTTTCCGAAATTTTTTGTCTTGTTTCGTCAGACGCTTTTTTACCAAGACAATATGTGTTTCCTTTATGAGTGTCTGATAATTGTTTTCTTACTTCATCTGTATGTGTTTTACCATACATTCCATTATTTTCACCAAATTTGCCATATTTTTGTTTTCTCTCTTCTGATGACAATTTACTCATATTTTCTAATTGTGTTTTAATGATTTTTTCTCTTATTTTTTCTTTATCAGGATGATTTGTTAGTAAATCACCACCACTATTATTAAAATTTAAATTATAAATTATATTACGAATATTTAAATCAGTTAAATATTGTAATTCAATTTCTTTAGCTTCCTCTTCTGTATCACATTTATGAATTATTTCATATTTGAATTTATCTTCACCATCTAAATTATAAGCTCTCTGTAAAAATATATTATCGTGACAATTTTTTTTAAGTTTGCTACGATGAACAGTAAATCGTCTATTAATATTAGTTGAATATCCTATATAATATCTTCCTGATAAAATATTAGATATCTTATACACTCCAATAATTTTTTGGTTATCATCCATTTTATAATATAATTGATTTTATTATATTTAATACAATTTACAATATTTAATTCCATTTCCAACAGTTTCAATTAAACAAGTTAGAGAGAATATTAATGATTATTGTGTAGACGATTTTGAAATTCATAATTACCAACATCATGAACCTATAAAATTTCAGATGGTTGCGTAGAAAATAATATTATAATATTATATAAAATGTCTGGATATGGTATTCGTTTGTTTGGTTTAACACCAAAAGAACAAGAAGAAAAT